ATGAAGTTGCTAATTTTTCTGCGGCAGGTTCGCGTCAGTCGGACAAAATCCCAACGCAAAGCGAACCCACAAGAATGACAATTACTGCCGCATGGAATCCAAGCGACACCGTATTGTTGCAAGTACGTGCAGATGCGTATTCTGGTCTTGTGGACCGTACTTATGTTGTTCAAGCAACTGACGGTACAGGCACAGTGAATTACGCCTTTAACGCACGAGTTGGACAATTCCAAATTGATGCCCAACCTGGAGCTGAAGCCAAAGCGGTTTTCACTTTGCATCCTCGTGGCGGTCAATACGGCTGGACAAACACAGCTTAATCAGGAGAATGAAAAATGGCATTACCAAATAAAGTTTTACCTGGATTTGTTGCTGATTTTTGGATGCAGACTGGCGCAACACCTACGCCACTGACCACAGCTAACTTGTCGGTTTGGACAGCACAAGTCGCAACTATTGTCGGCACATCTGCTGGCGGCACTGGTGCGGCTGGTGTGGAAGTTGGTGTCGAGTCAGTTCCTGCTTTTGGTCAAGACGATGCAGTGGCAAATTTTGCTGTTGCTGGCGCACGGCAATCCGACAAGATTCCAACGCAATCTGCACCGACTTCAATGACTATTACAGCGGCTTGGAATCCAAGCAGTGCATCATTGTTGTTGATTCGCGGTGATGCGTATAGCGGTTTGATTGATCGCACCTTTGTGGTGTCTGCCTATGACGGCACAAACACAGTTGCTTATGCGTTCAATGGTCGTGTGTCTCAATTCCAAATTGATGCACAACCAGGGGCTGAAGCAAAGTGCGTGTTCACAATCCACCCTCGTGGCAACCAATATGGCTGGAGTAATTCCTAATGAAAGTCGCTGACGCTGTCGAAGTGTTGGCGAACACTTACCAATCCTTGGATGTAGTGGCACGAGGATTGGAAGTTCAAGCCAGCGAAGTAGCAACGGCTCTTGCGAAAGCAAAGCCTGACACCGCTGAATATGTGGCTCTTACTGTATTGGCAAAGTTCAATCCAGTTGCCGTATCAGCGCCCTCCGAAACCTCAACAGAATAAAAAATGACAACGACAATACAAAACACAAATGATCTTCTAAGCTTTTTGGTAGCCCAAGCCGATGTTCGCAAGGACTGGTTTGGGTTTACTCAACAAAAGATGACATCCATCACATTGGCGCATGAGATTGCCGCTCGCCATGCTGATAAGATGACTCCAGATGAAGTCGTTAATTACGCAGTGCAAGTTAACGAAATCATCTATCAAAAGATCGCAAAACCCACATCAAGATAAATCACATGACAAAAATCACATCTGCCTTTGGCAACATCTCCTCCCTTCGCACTAAAACCTTTGAACTTGGTGGTCATGAATTTAAAGTTCGTGTGCCATTGAGCAAAGAGCTTGAGGAATTGAATCAACGTGTGCGTGTTGTTCCAGAAGACCATTTGAAGGAGCGATATGAAAAAGCTGTTGCAGGATTTCTCACAGGCGATCCAATCGATGGTGTCGAAATTAAAGATGACGATGTCATCGTTGATGGACGCTCCACCAAAGAAATAATTCAAACATCGATCCAAGTCGAAAATCGAATTGTTGAATATTTTCGGTTGTTGGTATCACAGAATGGTGATGTGAACGATATCACCTACGAAGATATTGATGCTGAATTGCCTTTCTCTGTGCAAATTGAATTGCTGGAAATGATCACGCAAGCAATTCAACCTGGATACAAAGACTCAAGAAAAAACTAGTTCGGGACATTCACAGTCAAGCGAGAGCATACGTTTTCGCGCATGGTGGATGTCCTGACACCATACCAAGTGATGACATGCGAAACATTGAGATCATGCTATCGGATGGGTTTATCGGCACAAAAGCCATAGCATTGGCTTTAAGCGGATTTGCCACTGGTAATCTCAATGCCAAGCTGAAGCAAGGCGCAAAACCTTTTGGCATGAAGGAAATCTTGCCTTCAATCATGGATTACATCATTCCGCCTTTGACACCCGAAGAGCAACGGTTGCAAGCCAGCAAACAGCTCTTGGCTTTTATGTCTGCCGCTCCTGGCTCAGAAAAGCATTTTGGAGATTGACATGGCTGATTACGTCCCTAACGCAAGAACATTCAGAATGGAAGGCTTTGCCGAACTTGAGCAACAGCTTTTGCAGATCGGGAAAATGTACAGAACAGACCTTGTGGCTCGCCAAACGCTTGTCAAAGCCGCCAAAAAAGCAATGCAAGGGGTGTACAACCAAGCTGTGGCTGATGCGCCTTATGACGAGAAAAGCAGTGGACCAATACACCTGAGAAACACCATCAGGTTGGATGCAAGGATTCCAAATGCCTCCGATGTCAAGTCAGCTTACGTTGAAGAGACAGATGCGGCAATTGCTGTTGTGTCTGCCAAGCGAAGTGCTGTTTCCTTGTCGCAAGAATTTGGCAATGCAAGGACACCAGCGCAACCTTTTTTGCGTCCAGCATTAGACCGAAATTCAGAGGAAGTTGTTAGAATTCTTAAAACAGAACTTGCCGAAATCATCCCTGCATATGCGGCAAAGTTGAATAAAAGGAAGAAATAATGGCTTCAAGCAATATCGCACGATTAGGCGTTGTCCTTGGGATTGACACGGCTTCATTTCGCGCTGATGTTGATGAAGCTATTTCTGCCAACAAAAAACTTAAAGATTCGATTGAGCGACAGTCGCAAGCGGCGGCAAAAGAAATTGCGGCATTAACACATGCCACGCAAGATTACGGTAAAGAAGTTACCAAAGTCAAACAAATTGAGCGCGAGATTGCCGCAGGAAGATTTGAGAACGCATCACCAGCATTAAAACAAGAATTGCTTTCACGAGCCAGAGCATACGATGCACTTGCTGTGTCATCGAAAAAAGCAATGGGAGTGATGACTGATCAACAGCGTTTGCAGTTGACTTACCAAACGACCGACTTGGTCACGCAGATTGCAAGTGGTCAAAATGCAATGGTTGCCATGTTGCAACAGGGCGGTCAATTAAAAGATGCAATGGGCGGTTTAGGCAACATGTTCCGCATGTTGGCTACATTCATTACGCCTATGAATGTGGCTCTTACTGCAACAGTTGCGGTACTTGGTTCTGTTGGATATGCTTTTTACAAAGGGCAAAAAGAAGCATCAGATTTCAGAGATCAAATGATCCTGACCAATCAGTATGCCAACATTACTTTAGATGGTTTTCAGAAGCTTTCAAACACACTCAGTGATAAATTAAATATAGGTTTGACTGACACCAAAGATGTATTCATGTCTTTGGTTTCATCAGGCAAATTTACTGAGAAATCAATTGGTTCTGTTGGCACTGCAATTTTGAATGTGTCTAAATTGTCGGGCGAAACCGTAAGTGTAGTTGCGGGTCGTTTGATTCCTGCTTTTGATGGTACTGCTTCATCTGCAAAACGACTGAATGATCAATATCACTTTTTGACGTTGGAGCAATACAAAAACATAGAGTTATTGCAAAAGCAAAACAAATTACAAGAATCAGCAAAATTAACTGCTGACGCATTCAACCAATCGTTGGCTGGGCAACAGCGTCAACTTGGATATGTTGAAAGAGCATGGAATGCTGTCACCAATGCCGCAAGAGAAAGCTGGGCGGCAATATTAAATCTTGGCGCAGAAGATGGTGCAGAAGCAAAACTGACTAAATTAAGAAAAGCATTAGAGTCTGCACAACAAGATATCAAAACTGGATTTTTAGACCCTAAAGTATCTGAAGAACGCGCAAGACGAATTCAAGAGCAAATTACAAAACTTGAATCTGATCTTGAGCAGAAAAAGCAACAAGCAACAAAAGCACAACAAGAAACACAAAAAATTGATCAGTATGCAAGTGACATTGCTTCTGGCAAAGCTAAAAATCTTGCTGATTTATTAGCAAAACAAACCAGAGATCGCCAGCAATATCACAACAAGTTAATTGAAGAAGCAAACAAAAAAAATCAAGAGTTATACGAACAAGAATATTCTGCACTGCAAAAAAAATACAAATTGCTTGAAGATATTCAAGAGAAACAAGATGCCGCAGATTTGTCAATGAAACAACAACAGCGTTTGCGTGAAAACCAACTTGATTACGACAGACAAATTTTGTTGCTGAACACGCAAAACAAGGATTTGAAATCCTATGAGTTGAAGTACGCGCAAGACATCATGACTATTCGTGCTCAGTATTTACAGCAGGAATATCAAATCAACAATAGCGAAACGCTAGGCGATGAATACAAGAACCAGGCATTAGCACAAGAAATTGTTTTGCGTGACAAAGCTATTGCACAAGCCAAAGAAGCATTGGATATTGAACGTCAAAAAAGTGAAGGCTCATTCCAAAAAGGTTTTGGTAATAGCTTTGATGACTTTGTACGCAATATGCCCAACAAGTTGGAATTGGGCAAGCAGACATTTAATTCTCTAATTGGAAGCATGGATGCCGCATTAGAAAATTTTGTCAGAAACGGCAAGTTCAATTTTGGAGATTTCACAAGAAGTGTTTTGCAAAATATGATTTTGATTCAAGCTCGTGCAAACATGATGGGCATAATGAAAAACGTATGGTCCATGATGGGTGGCGGTACGCCAAGCATTTCATTGGGCGAAGCATACGGTGGCGGCACGGCTGGATCAGTTGGTATTTCTGGTTTTGCTGATGGCGGAAGTCCACCAGTTGGAATGCCATCTTTAGTTGGCGAGCGCGGTCCAGAATTGTTTGTGCCACGCACTGCTGGAACAATCATTCCAAATGATCGACTTGCAAGCGCAATGGGCGGTGGACAGACCATTAACTACAATGGACCATACATTGCCAACATGAGTGCAATCGACACACAATCAGGCGCACAATTCTTGGCAAAGAACAAGCAAGCTGTTTGGGCAACGTATCAATCAGCCAACCGTAGCATTCCAGTTACACGTTAAGGGTAAATCATGGCAGTTCCAAATACATTTGCAACCGATGTCGGACCAATTCCACTTAGCCAACTGGATGCCAATTTCAGTTATTACGATACCGCTTTTTCAATCAGTGGCGCAAACATCACTTTTCTTGGCACGACAACGGCAGGAAATTTAGCGTTCACTTGGAACATGACATCTGCCAACTGGTTGGTAGGTAATGCACAATCAACTGGAACAATTATTTTTGGCGGCACTGCTGGAACAGGCGCAATGACCTTTGGTCGTTCAACAGCCGCACAAACTCTTAACTTTGGCACAGGCGCAAATACATCAGGCGTGACCAAAGCAATCAACATTGGTACGGCTGGCGTATCAGGCTCAATCACAACCATTCAGATTGGTTCGGCAGTTGCTGGCGCAACAGGTATTACCACAATCAATTCACAAGAAACAAACGTGAATGGTTTTTCTGCCACTGCACCTGTGACTGTGAATGCGGCAACCTACACACAACTGATAACCGATTACAGTTTGATTGTCACAACTACAGCGCCAACCATTACGTTGTTGGCGGCGGCAACATACCCAGGCAAAATCCTAATCATTAAAAACATCACAGCAACCGCAGTGATCAGCGCATCAGCCAATGTTGTGCCACTTGGTTCAGCCACCGCAGGAACGGCAATTCTTGCGGCTACTGCTGGTAAATTTGCAATGCTTCAATCTGATGGAACAAATTGGGTAACCATGATGGCAAACTAACATGAGCTTACAAACCATTCTTTCTATCGCTGAATCAGTCAGCATCAATGACCACAAATTCGCTGGTCAAATGTTGTCGCGCAATATGCGAATCAGTACATCGGAAATTTTGACGGTGCAACCATTTCAGTTTGGCATCAAGCCAATGAATTATTTGCTGTACTCGCAAAACCGTTCAGTCTTGTCTGCGTTACGCACGGCTGACCGAATCACCGAACAATATCTAAATTTCGGCACAACTGGTTGGCTTAACTACATTGAGTACCAGGGCGATATGTCCAGCGTTCAAGCCAACGCAACAACTATTCAAGTTGGCACAACAGGCACAACGATTGTGCTTGGCACATTGCCAGCAATCAGTTCTGCGGCATACATTGTCCGAACAGGCGACTTCATTCAGATTGACCGATACGCCTACATTGCCACGGCAGACGTTCAGCGCGGTGGAAGTGCAACCGTGAACATTCCAGTGCATCGCACCATCATGACCACGGTGGTATCTGCCCTGCCAGCGGTAATTGGGCAATATGGCACGACAACCAGCTTGGGTGGGTCTACCTACACAGGCATAACTTTCCCTGTTGTATTGCGCGAATATCCCACCTACAACCTTGTCCCAATGACCAATGATTCATTCATTGCTTGGGATGGCGCTTTCAATGCCTATGAGGTTGTGCTGTGAACATCATTGCACCAGTTGAAGATACCAACGTCATTCGTTATGCCGACTTTGTTCGCATCACAACAGCAAGTGCTGTTTATCGGTTTTCAACTGCGCCA